GTCCCGATACACCGCCCCTACCAAGCCGCGGATCATTTCAGGAGCCAGAGGAGCCAGAGGAGCCAGAGGAGCCAGAGGAGTCAGTCAACGTCACCGTTAATTCCCCCGTTCCCACGAAGTCACAACTAAATGAGACTTTGTCAGTCACAGGCGTTTCGACGCTAAGACCCGTAATGTAGGCTGAACCAGTGAATTGGTTATCATCATTCACCTGTAGCGTTAATGAAATAGGCGCTCCGTTTGCAAAAGACGTAAACAACGAAGACTGCCCTGATGTATCGCTGGGATCCAGGTTGCCAGAGAATGACCCAGACCATTCACGAATGCCCACTAAACGGTCACGCCAGCCTTGGCTGTCGAAACTGGTAACGTCAATATCCTCAGCACTAAGATTCAAAGTCCACTCGGCTATTTCGGCAACTTTGTTCGAAGTACCGATACTTACGCTGCCGCCGCTACCTGCTAATGCCATATTTTTCACCTCTCTTTAATGATTCTGAAATTAACAAACAGCACAACTCGACCTTTATCGTCTCGTTTTAAGACTTCTGGGTTACCTTGTGCTTGTATCAATAAAAATCTGATACCATTGAGCTTTTGTTCACTCATGCCGTGCAGGATATTCACTATATTTCCAATCGTGCATCGTGCAGTTGGATAACTAGTGCTACGGACCTGCACCTGCAAGCCTGGGTATTCGCCGTTCCAATGCAGATCCGGCGGTGACCCGGCATACTCAAACAGTACTATGCAATTGTCGGGTTTATCTGGTATCATACCAAGAAATATATTTGTTCCCAACGTTCCTATTCCCTGGACCTGTAGATAATTGCCTATATCACTCAACATCCGGTACCACCTCATTTTGTTTTTTCTAAGGCCTTTTTGACTTGCTTTTCGGCATATCGGAGGACTTTCTTCCTGTTTCGGTTGAACGGGTCCTCAAGATACTTTGCCTTGCCGCCCCGAGGATGGTTATAACCTAATTCCTCATGCTGTCGCCGGGCATAAGGAGTTGAAAAGGAAATATATACAGCCTTTTCTTTGCCTTCCGGACCGGGAAATGCATCTCTCATGTCGCCTCCGGCTTCAGCAGCTTCATACACTTGCGCCCCGTCCGGCAGCGCCCCGACGGTTACGGTACCGCTACGGCGTAAGGTCCCAGTATCAATCGGCGTTTCATCTATGGCCTCCGTGAGTATGGCCTCTGCTCCGGTCCGGAGTGCCTTCAATCCTGCTTCCTCTGCTATCTTGACAGCTTCCTTAATACGCCATTTGTCCTTCGCCATTAGACAGCCACCTCTCTGTGGCTTTCTTTGCCGTCCAGACCCGGAACCGTAGATACAGCAATCACCGGCCACCTGCGCCCGTCGAATTCAAGCTCATCCCCAGGCTTCACGGCTTCGGTGCAAAAAACTCGAGCTTCAGAAACAACCTCACGGCCCTCGTTGTTCCTTACTAATCTACGCTTTCCTTCCCAGCGGACCTTGATTGACTTGCTGCTGGTTGATGGCTCGCCATATTCATTCAAGCCGGTTACACAATGCCATGTGGCGGTTTGGTTCAAGTAACCTTTAATCATTCGCTCCACACCCTCTCGAAACTGCCCCTACCCACAACGGGCTGGCCGCCAATCTCACCCGAAAACTCGAATACCAGCGGTTCGTTCTGCTTTCCGGCCTCTTTATAGTCCGGCACAATTAGGTCATAGTAATAAATACCTGTTCCAGCCTTGGTTGGAGTTGCTTCTTTGATCACATTTCTTTTATTGTCATAAATCACCACCTTTGGCTCCTCAATATCAGTGAGGTTGCCGTCAAAATCCTTGAATTCACCTTTTAGCCTGATTGTGTCTCCGATTAAGGGCATCACTCCTCCACCTCCAATTTAACTTCTCTCTCCTGGATAGACAGGCTTGGCTTACGTTCTTGTAAGCCTAACCCAACTTCACGCTCTTGGATAGACAAGGTTACTTTCAGCCTTATATACGGGCGTACTATTTTGCGAAGGGTATCTGCAATAAACTCATACTCTTTGATAGCTTGTCTTAAAGCATCTGCGCTGTAAACTTGTCCTGCATAAACAACCCTGTAAGTATCACCCACGTAAACGCCCAACTCTACCACAAAACGCATAGTATCGGCAGTATATTGGTATTGCTTCACTATGTGCCTAAGCAGGTCGGCGTTATGGGCATCTGTTTTGATTATCATCCTTTTGGCATCGGCTGTATAGTCATATGATTTCACTACCTGCCGTAAAATGTCCGCCCGATACTCATAGCTTTTCAGCAATTTCCGTAAGGTGTCGGCAGTAAAGGTATATTCTTTAATTGTTGCCCGTTTGGTATCGCC